TCATCCCGTTTTCCTCCTCAAGATTGTCAGTGCTGGCCCTCGCGAGTCAGTCGATGAAGCTTTATTCGCCGCGTCGATCAGTTGCCCAAGCTCTGCGGTAGAATAGTGGCTCGTAATGCTTCCATTCTTATGCCCAAGCAATGCCTTTCGATCCTCCAGTGTCACGCCTGCTGCACGTAGCCTTCTGCCAAAGGTGTGCTTCAGGTCGTGAACCCGGATTGATACGAAACCCGGCAAAGCAGGGCGCAGGTATTTCTCCTGCCATATCTTCGCTGCGCGTACTCGCGCCTTCTTCCAGGCTGAATCATTCATCCTGTGCATCCCGGTGCCGTCATAAGGAAAAACCCATTCCTTGCTCAGGCCGCGTTGCCTCTCGATAACTGACTTGGCCACCCCGTTCAGCACCACAAGACGATCCTCGCCGTTTTTAACGCCTGAGGTTTCTCGTCTCCCGCCAAAGCCTGCTGGAATCAGAAACACGCTGGTATCCAACTCGGGCACAGCAATCTCCCAATCCCAGCGCAACTTACAAACCTCTTGCTCGCGACAGCCGGTGTTCACCTTGAACATGGCCATGCGCTGCAAGTGAGCCGGAAGCTCAGCAAACAAAACTGACTGCTCTTCCCATGACAAAGGGTAGGGCTTCCGGCAGTTCGTTTTCTCGTCCAGCATGCTGATCATTGGCACCGACTCAAGCCAAGGCCGCTTCTCAGCATCCCGCCACTTCCTTGCACACAGATTCAAAATTCTGACGACTCGTTGCAGGGCGATATTGATTGTCCTGTTCGCGACGCCGGGTTTGATCTTGCCGGTCTTTGTCAGCCCCGGTGTCTGCCTGTCCTTGATGAACTGCGCCAGTGTCCCGTCATCGACGTGGGTTATGGGCAGATCGCCAAGGTAAGGGTCCAACTGCTCGATGTGGGATGCAGATAAAGCAATCGAGGGTTGGTCTTGGTACTCCACCAGAAAACGGGTGGCGGCCTCGCGCCAGGTTCGCACCTGACGCACACCGTAAATCTTTTCTTGCCTGAGCTTTTCCAGCCGGTGAATCAAGTACTGCTCGGCTTCTTCCCTTTCGCACGTTCCAGTGCTTTCTTGAAGTCGTGTACCTCGGACGACCTTGTCGATGTGCCAGATACCGTTCCTCTCGTAGAGGCCGGAGATCGTTTTTCGCGCCATTGTGTTTCTCCCGGGCGCCCACTGCGAGGCGGATTGTTGTCCCGTAGCGGTGCTTTTTCAACCGATTTGGTCTTGATGTAGTTGTCTGCCCACTGATCGAGCTCGTACCTGTCGAACCCAACGCCTTGTGCGCCGATACGAATTTCCTGCACGTAAGGCCGCACCATTTCAGTGAATGCACCCCTCGACATGCCGAGGTAGGCGGGCGCTTTACCGGCCCTGAGAATGCGTGGCGGACATTGATCTGCCATTACTGCTGCTGCGCTTGCCATAGGTAACCCCCTGTGTATGCGGCGTTACCCGCGTGCCGCCATTCGTTCGTTTACCCAGCCCAAGACTTCGGCTTTAACCCAGCGCACAGCGCGAGGCCCGACACGGACTTTCTTCGGGAAAGCGCCTTTATTCACCATGTCGTAGATCTTGGTGGTCTTGAAGCCGGTAATCTTGATCACTTCGGGCAGCGCGATCAGTTCGGTTGGTTGGGTCTTTGGAGTGTTCATAGAGTTACCTCGCCATGCCGGTTACGGCTGGATAGTTTTGGGAGTAGTGGGTGGTGGGTTTGAGGCAGAAGGTTTAGCGCTTCATAAACGTTATCCAGTGCGTGTTCACACGCTTGCCGGACTTATGGCCAATCACCGGTTTTTGATCTGTAGGGCCAATATCTCGCTGACCTTCACCTGGGTTTCGTTCCACTTGAAAATTAACGTGCCATCGGTGGCCAACACGCGAAAGCATTCCGCAAAACCCTTCGACAAGTCGTCGCGCCAGTCATCGGTGAGCAGGCCGTACTTGGCACGCAGCCAGCTATCACGCCCGGCGCGGGTCAGGTGCGGCGGATCGAATACCACCAACTTAAATGCGCCGTCAGCGAAGGGTAGGGTGCGAAAGTCCATGATGACGTTGGGCTCAACGTTCAACACGCGGCCATCACACAGAACGTGCTGCTCGTCGCGAATATCGCCGAAGAGGGCGCGCTGGTCACTCTTGTCGAACCAAAACATTCGGCTGCCACAGCACGGGTCGAGAATTTTGGCGGCGGCGTTTTGGGTCGGGCACCAGAAACTGCTCGCCGACTGGAACCACTTCACCAGGCCCAGCGATTCCGCCACCCAGCTTGATGACACGCCCAGTCGACTTGCAGCGCTTTGCCATCAACGGCCCCCATTGAAGGATCTGCTTCACGTTTTCCAAGCTGATCACCCGGGGTCGCTTCATGCCTGCCCACTTGAGGCCGATCCACGACAGGTTACGAATCTCGCGCTTGCGCGGCTGGCCACCGGCAGCCTGGCTGTGGTGGGTGCAGTCCGGCGACATATGGAACCAGCCCACGGCCCGGCCCCCGCATTCGGTATCCGGGTCGCCCTCAAAAACATCAGTGGTGAAGTGCTTGGTATGCGGGTGGTTGACTGTGTGCATGCTGATTGCGGCAGGGCTATGGTTTTTGGCGACAGTTACTGCGCGGCCGAGGCCCATTTCCAGCCCAGTGCCGGCGCCACCACCGCCGCAGAAGAAGTCTACGACGATCTCGTCATCTTGCTTGTTGAAGCCGAGGCCATATTGGGTTTTGAAATCTAAGGTGTGTTTTTTCATTTTTGCGGTGATGGCATCACCTTCATCGCCGACTTGCCCAGCATGCGCAGCGCACGACGAGCGCTCCCCAGTTCCTGGCGTACCTCACGGCGATCACGGATCACACGCCAGGCTGCATAACAGTGTTCACAACCGGTGTATTCTTCGGTCAGGTGTATTTCCTGATCGTCGCTGTGCATGCGGACTTGGTTGCCGTAATCGCTTTCGACTGTCTCGTTGAACGCTTCCCAAAGGTGGGTCTTGACCAACCCTTTCTGATCCATCAGCCCGTAGTATTCGGTTATGGCAATATCCGGGCTGTTGACCTTTTTCATCACCGGGCACTCAGCCAGGTGCGAGGTGATCTGCTTTTTCATCTGGCCGATTTGTTGTAGCAGGCGTTCGTGATTGGCCAGCGCGGTAATTACGCGGGATTCAAACGGGACTGTTTTAGTCATGACTTCACCCTCAACGCATCAATGATTTGCTTGATCCCGCTGGCGTAGCTCGACGGCTTTGCAGCGGCATTCAGCGTCAGGTTGCGAATGGTGGCAGTCACCACCCGTGGGTTGCGGATGGATGAGCCGAGGGATTTAACGACTTCCTCGGCATAGCGCCTGCCTTCCAGCTCCATGACGCGGTTGATGGGGCCGGTGATGACCAGGTCGGGCGGTGGTGGGGCGGATTCGCGGGCACGATCAAGCGCCCGCTGTGCGACTGGATTCATAAAAGGAGAAACTCTGAGTTGGAGTATTTTTAGTCCGTGTGCCTTACTCCCTACTCAAACAATGTTTAGGGGATTGGGAAATGTTTCAAAGAACACAGACGTATTTTGACTGGGCAGCTCTGCATGCTAATTTCAAAAGTAAGGAGTTGAAGCTCCCAAATGGCACTCAAGTTGATGTACGTGCTAGAACTTTGGACGACGGCACAAAGCAGCTGTTCGTTGGTGTATACACCGGTGCAGGGAAACCTATTGTTGAGGATTACACCGACAATGTTCTCGGTATGACAATTGATCAGGCGCTTGATTGGGGGTTGGATCGGGGTGTAAGCGTAGGGAATGGTCAAAAGCCTGAGTAAATAAACGCCCCTTATGGGGCGTTTCTCTTACGCCACCAAAATAGGCGGGTTCATGGCGAAGTACACGCGGGCGCATGCTTCGGTATCAGGCCGCGCACGGTGGCCACCGACCAGCTCTTCGCCGGTAAAGTGGCGCAGCGCCTCGGCTACGGTCGGAACCTTGAACTGTCGACCGAAGCCCGCGGCGATCATCTTGGCAGTGGGCGGGCACTGCACCAGGCTCTTGCTGGACTGGCATGTGCAGTAGCCCGGTGTGGCCTTGAATTGGTCAGCCGCTTCCTTACCCCGGTACCGCGACAGTGCAATACGCATGATCCGGTCATCAAAACTGATGTTGTGGGCAACCCGCAGACCCGCACGGTCATGAATGGCCATGAAACCATCCAGTGCTTCCGACTCAGGGATACCCAGGTCCATCGCCATTTCGTTGGTGATGCCGTGGATCGCGGTCACTTCGGCAGGGATCACCCAGCCATCCGGACGGATCATCGCTTCAAAGGAGTCGACTAGAGTGCCGTCGGCGTTGAAGGCCAAGATGCAAATGTCCACCAGGTGCGGCTGACGCGGATCGTCGCTTGGATCGCGGAACAGCGGCAGGCCGGTGGTTTCGGTGTCGTACGGGGTGATCAGGTTCATGGTGCATTTCCTATAGGAAAAAAGAAGGCGCCGTATTGGCGCCTGTGGAGTAGGGGGGTGGGCTTAACTGGCTTGCTGCAATTGCACGTCTTCCCCTGCAACGCCGTTTTCGATCCATACCGCATTGAACTCGGCCGGCAGCTTGGCGGGTTTCTCTTTGAGCGAGCCGCAGATAATGGCTGTTTCGATTTCACCGGACTTGGCCAAGCTGAGCAGCAGGGCCAGAAGCTGGGAGCGCGCCTTGGTGATCAGCACATCGAAGCGATCCAGCACCACCAAACGCAAGCCCGACGCAATGGCAATGGCCAGCCCGATCAGTGCGTCACAGCGCCAGCGTTCTGACTCCGACAACAGCGTGTAGAGGCGACCCGCTGCGGTGATTGCCATGTCAGGACCGATGGAAACAGCAGGCCAGCCCGCAATGGTGGAGAGCTTGGCCAAGCTGTCGTTGATGGGCTTCAAGGCACCGGCCAAGATTTCACCGGGAATGCCATCTGGCGCCAGAGCAGCAGCGATTAACGTCCAAGCTTTCACGTCTTCGTGGAACTGCGCGGCCTGTGTGGCTTTCTTTTCGGCGTTGGCGATCAGGTCAATGCGCTCGCGCATGGCTTCAATCTTGGCGGCGGCTGCGTCACGGACGTTGCGTTGCACCTGAATGGCATCGACAACCCGCTGAATCATGGCATCTGTCACCACTTCACCTGCCGTTTCGGCCATTGCATCAAGGTCGCGGCCCGCCTGTTCAGACTCAGCTACGGCCTTTTGATCGTTGGCTTGTGTGCGCAACAAGAGGTTGTAGGCATCGTTCGCTTGTTGCAGACCCAACTTTGCTGCTGCCTGCTTGTTGAGGTCGGCGGTTTTGCCTTTAAACAGCTCAATGCCTTTGCCAACAACTTTCAGCTTTACGCCACAGCCAGGGCAATCGCACGAAGACTCGCCAGAATGCGCCTCAACCTTTTGCTCGGCCTCGGCAATCTTGACCTTCCATTCCTCTAGCCCGGTGTTAGTCGCTTCCAGCTTGGTCTTGCGGCGGAAAAGCTGTAGGAATATTTCCTCTATTTCGGTTTTGCGCGTTGCCATGCTGGCAGCAGTTTCGCGCTTGGCACGCAACCCGCCCAGGTGCTGGTCACCCTTACCGATTTCATCTACGGCTTTCGTATGTTCGGCACGAGCCTGTGCCAAATCTTCCTGCGACACCTCGGGTATGCCATCGTCCAGCGCAGGGATTGTCACCATCCAGCCTTCGGCCTTTTCGCTGCCGTAGACCTCACCGGTCAGCCCCTTCCACGCGCCACGGCTTTCGCTGGCGTAGGTCTTGGCCTGCTCCATTGCAGCATTGAAGCCACTCAGCAGCAGCGGCTTAATCTTCTCGATTTTTGCAGCTTCAGCGCCCTTGGCGGCCAGCTTTTCAACGATCAATGCAGGCTTTTGGCTGGATTTAGTCAGTGCGTAAAGCAGTGAGCGCCGGGATTTGTCGTCGAGCTTGGCGAAGGCGTCAGGGTTGAGCACATAGGGCAAGTAATCTTGACCAGCCACATCAGTGCGATCCATTTTGCCATTAGGCAGGGTGATGCTGCTGGCCACGCCGTCATGGCCGATGATGATCTGAGCTTTTTTCTGACCTTCTGTTACGAGCTTGGCGTAGTCCTTTTTGTGCGCGATCCGGGCTGACTCGCCCAGCGCCAGACCGACCGCTTCTTTCATGCTGGACTTACCGGCGCCGTTGAGGCCGCACACCATAGTGATGGGCGCGGAAAGGGCCAGGTTTGCGTGGCGCAAGCCCTGAAAGTTTTCAACGTAGATGCTTTCGATACGCATGGCTTACTCCACACTCAGGTTTATAGAGAGGTCGTCCAGCGAGGCAATGACCTTGTAGGTGTTATCGATTGAAAGTTCAGCTTCGGTTTCGAGCTGAATAACTTCGTTATCCACCAGGCGCAGCAGCAGTGTGCTGGCTTGATCGCTGTCGATGGCGAGACGGCTTTGCAACCACGTTGCGTCAAAGATGGTGGCCTTGAGGACGATCAGTTGGGCCGCGTCTTCGTAGGTGAAGTCGCCGAACTCTTTGCCGAAGGTTTGCTCCGGAACAAACCCTGCGTCGACAATATCGTCGTCTTGGCTGTTGGCGCTGTGGGGTACCAGAACGTCACGCCCGCCGTTGGTATCCATCGCCGTCACGATGCCCTGCGTTTCCATCCACTCAAGCATGCGAGCCGCGCGGTTGTAGCCGATTTTCAGTTTGCGCTGCACTGCGCTGATGCTGGCCCGGCGCGTCTCAGCTACGAACTGAACGGCCTCGGCATACAGCGGATCTTGGCCACCAACAAATTCCGGCTCGTTGTCTTGCTCGCCCGTGCCGCCTGACTGGCTGCCAAACAGACTGCCGGTCAACTCGCTGACGTGCAGCGGAAATTCGGCTTGGTCGCGGTCTGGCTGGATGAAGTCCAGGCCCTCTGCGTAATCGTCCGGCGCCATAACCAACAGGCAGAGACGGCCAGCACTGTCGATCAGGTCATGCCGGTTCGGGTCTTTCGCATCCACGATCGATGTTAGGGTCAGTTGCTTGGAGTTGAACTTGACCTCTTTCATGGTGACTTCGATGGTTGAGACATTGCGTGAGCTGATGATCGCAATGGCGTTATGCACCGCCTCTGTCGCGGCTTCGCTCAACCGATCAATGACTTCCTGCTGCTGGCCTTCATTCAGCTTGCTGTAGGGCGAGTGTAGGTTTTTCAGTTCAAACAAACCCGCATTCACTAGGTCATGCACCAGCAGCTCATGCGCCAGCACAGACGGCGGGGTATCCAGAATCTTGGAGCGATCAATAATTGCCTTGTGTTCTGTCTTCATGGGGCTAGTCCTCTGTTCTGGCGATGCGTTCGAGCTTCGACTTTTGTGCCGGGCTCAGATGAGTGTGAGCGCCGTAGCGCGTGAAGTTGGCCCGCATGTTTTCGGTGAACTCCAATTCCCAAGCGCCGCTGGCCATAAGCTCAGCGACGGCTAACAGGGCGGCGAACTCCTCAACGCGGTCGAATATTTCAGCGACTGATTGAGCTGCCATTGGGGTTACTCGATATTGAGGCCGTCTGTGTCGGCGGCTTCGATGGTTTCGGCGGTTTTTGTCGTGCTTTCGGCCTGATCTGTTGCGGATTCAGCCGTTTTTGTCGCGCTTTCTGCCGAATCTGTAACGATTTCTGCGTCTTCAATGCTGGTGTCTTCTTGATCTGGGATAGGTGGTGCTGCCTGATCCTGAAGATCGCCAAGGTTTACCGTGAAGCTGCCAGAGTCGTCCGGCTTGGCGTCGATGAAGTCGTGCACCTCTTCGGATGTTTGCAGTCCCATCAGCAGTTCAGGTGCGTACAGTCGCCCAAAGAAACTTGCACAGCGATAACGCAACATTAGTTCCGGGATGGTCTGCCACTTGCTGCCTTTTTTGGTCAGCCACCCCTCGTCTAGAGCCATCTGGATAGACACGACTGGAGACTCAAGGCGCTCGCCGGTTTCCTTTTCGATAGCCCAAGCCATACAAGTCTGGTGACGAACCTTGATGGTTTTGGTTATTTCGTTCGGCCGTTTCTTGCCGCCACCGGCTGGCGCAACCCATTCAGTGACCGTGTAGGGTACTTCGATAATTTCGCCGGGCTCCCCAAGGACAAAGCGCAACGATGAATACCGTCCACAACTGTTGATTGACGCGATGATGAAAGCGCTGGACCAGCTCGGACGACCCTCAATGATGTGCAGGTTTTGCATGATCATCAGCGGGTCAGCGTTCATCCGCTGGGCCATGTTCAAAGCAACGGCGCAGTTCGCGATGCCGGCGCTGTTTTTCTCGTAGCCCGTTACCTGGCCACCTTGCTTGATTTCCTTGTACGCCCGGTATGCCACCGGAACCATCGTTGAGCTGCTGAGCATGTTGGACACGCGTAACAGTTGGTCGAAGCCCTCACCAGTAAGGAAGCCCATCGGTACGTTTGATTTAGGTTTCGCGACGGCGCTGGTTTGCATCTGCGCCAAAGTGGTCTGCGTCATGGTTGTTTACTCGTGATAAGGGCAGGTAGACCAGCGCGTGCAGTACTTGGCGCTGCATGTGAAGCTCTGCGGGTTAGGAGGGAATAAACCGGTGCGTAGCATTTCTGCGCCGATCTGGATCAGGCCGGGGAATTCTTCGGTACCGACCATCATTTGCTTAGCACCGCGTATTTCGCCGATGCCCGCCTCAGCTTTGCCTTTGGTTTTAAGGCCGATGATGTGGGCGGGTGCGGTGATGGGTTCGCCGGTGGTGTGCTCGTACAGGATTTCGTAGGTGCCAATCTGCGGGGCGTGGCCTTTGGTTTTTGCCACGCCCTGCGAAACCGAGGCGCCGCCTGTCTTCACGTCAGCAATGCCGACGCCGGTACCGGTTTTGCAGATCCGCGCCCGGTCGAGCTGTCCGGTTAGCCGGATGACCACGCCGCCACCGCAATCAATCTCCAGCGGCTTAGTGGTCAGCTCAACAGCCTGGAACTCATAGCGCGGACTGATTTCGTTGCAGTACATCGTGTGCAACGTCAGCCCCGTGGCTTCGGCTTGGTTAAGGGTGATATCTGAGCCCCGCCAGTCGACGTCGTAGTCCGGGTTGCGCAACGAATCAATGAATAGCTCAGCTGTGTCGTAGGCTGAAAGACCGCTGCCATTGATGCGTGATGCGTCGTATGCAGCGGTGCTGGCGTGGATTGCTGTACCGAGCAGAGCGCGTGGGCTGCTGGCTGACTTCATGTCCAGCAGGTGAACGCCTTCCCACTGATACGCGCAGTTAAACAACGAGCCCCACGACGAGGCGCGGACGGAGATTACGTTGCTCATGCTCATGCTCATGCTCGTCTCCGAGCCTTGCTAAAGGCGGTGGCCATACTGGAACTGGCTGCTAGGTCTGCGGTGCAGATAGCCAGAGCCTTCGAACAGTCGTCTTGCTCAAACCAGCCGAAATGGCATGTGCCAACCTCAATGCCCATTTTTCCGGCCAGCCACTGGTAGGCCAGGGACCGGCTGAAACCACGTTGCTCTTTCACACGGTGAAAAGCGTCCTTGGCGGTGTTCCGGTCCTTGCGCAGTTGCGGCGCTGCCAGCGTGCCCAGCGGAATATCCGTGGAAGGGTGCAGGCCTACATAGGCTTTGCAGTCGGTGCAGAGATAGGCATAGGGCCAATCCCCGTACTCACGGCCGTTGTAGATTTCGGAGTTGCTGACCAACTCAACGCAGCCGCCGCAATAGCGGCAGCGGCGCAGGCGCAGCAATACGCTCGGGGGCGTTCGCCCGAGGATCGATCGGCATAGTGATTTACCTATTGAGTGATTCGATCAGCGAAGGCGCTGAGCAGCATCAAGATGGTGAAGATGGCGAGGGCAGGGAATGAGCCGCGCCACAGGAGATAGCGGCGCTGGCGTTGGCGGTTGGTCATGACAACCTCGCAATCAACATGCCGCGCCGCTCGGTGATACGAATGCGGCGGGGTAGATCAGCGACCAAAGAAAAGCCCTGGCGGTGCAGGGCTTGGATAAGTGTTTTTCGGTTGGTGGCGATGATGGTCATGCGCGCAATCCCTCCAGCTTGGCCATAAGCTCTTGATGCTGACGCTCAGTGATCCGGTTATGACGAGCCACGTAGTGCGTGTACTCGTCGACATCTATTGCGCCCAGCGAGTGGGCCATTTCATAGGCCATACCCGTTTCGGCATGCAGTTGTGCAGAGGTATTGCCCGCCAGCAGATCTACGAACCGCGCGTTGATAATGCCTACGGCAATGTCATGTACCCGACTCATGCTGCCCACCGCTGCCGCTTTGGGCGGCTGTCGATCTGGCGCCAAAGCTCGGCCTCGATCTGGTGCTCGAATAGCTGACTGGCTTGGTAGCACTCGTAAGCAGAAGCATCCATCCGCACGCCGTCGGCGTCGTAGGTGATGCCCGAAACAACAACGAACTCCAGTTCGCGGCTGCCGTAAAACTCCCAATCACTGGCCCAGCTGTTTGGGTTTGGTGGGATGCTCTCGCAGTTCGTAACCTCCACCTGGAGGACGAACCCTTCAACAATCACTTCGTAAGTCATGGTCGCCTCCAAGGTGGCGGGTTGGTTGCATCCGTCTGCCCACTCGGTGGAATGGGCAGAGGTGATGCGGTCAGCCTTCGCGACTCATCTGTTCATGGCTTGCGTGCTCTTCGGTGCAGAACGGGAGGCTTTCGCTCATGGATGCCCGCTTGCCTCGACGGCTGTCGAAGCCAATGAAGTAGATGGTGCGGTAGATCGGCTTCTCTACCGCCTGGTGGCAGCGAGCGCATTTCACGGTTGTGACTGTTTGTGCTTCGTTCATAGGTGCTTATCCGGTTGTTTTCCCAATGCACCCGGTCGCCCAGGTGCATCAGTGAAAAAATCCGGCACTTCCTTCTCTCCAGCCGCGACTCTGTCCGCTGGAAAACTGATTCGGGGCTTTGCGCTGCGCACCCTGGGACAGTTGCCATCCCTCTGAACCGTTGAGGCCGGTCCATCGCTTGCCTTTGAACCTGGCCGGTGGTTATCCGGCAGTAGTGATGCGGTGGAGCTAAAGAGCGGTGGCTTTCGCCGGGTTTCGTTGTGTTCCGTAGAAGCACAAGCGAACTTGTACTTATAAAAGCATGCTGGTGTTTCATATGCAAGTATTCTTGTGTTGATTTTTTCAGGACGAAAAAAAACCCGCTCGGGGCGGGCATCTTTTTTCAGTGCGGTTTATTTGACTGCGAGGCAGTCTTTACTACTGATTTCAAACCGAGAAATCTCGGTCCCGTTTTCACGCGTGTACACATACACATGGGACATGCCCATTGATAGGGCCGAGGGTTTCTTCGATTTTTGTTTGTCGCATATTTGCTTTGAAATTACCGATTTCAAGCGAGAAAAGCTGAAGTTTGACGCATACGAATCAAAGTCTTTCAGTGAATAGAAAGTAACAAGCTTGCTGCCGCTGACTGCTTCAGCCCTAACAAGCGTAGTGACGTCATCAAGCTTTTTAGGAGCCTGAGCATTCAGTTGTGAGGCGGCTTCTGTGACTATCTTGGCAAGGTTTTCTTGCTTATTGGGCTTGAGCAGCTCGCTTCCAATCTCTTTACCAATAGTTCCGGCGATGCTCGCAACGATCAAAAACAAAGCCCAATAAATCCCCTTTTTCATTTTTTGCCACATATCACAGCTTCCTTGCGTTCCAAGCCATTAAGACGCGAGCGTGAATAATCAAACCGTCGAGCTCAATCCCTTTGATGTCATAAGGTGGGAAGGTTTCATTGTCTGAGATCATCCGGATCATCTTTGGCAGCCGCTGCAAGCGCTTGATGTAGAGCATGTCATCCAGGGTGAACACGTAAACGCCGTCTACCTCGACGGTATTTACCCCCGTGTCAATGATCAGCGGATCGCCACTGGCGAACGTTGCTCCCATGCTTTCGCCAAAGCCCGTAATTACGGACAAATTCGACGGGTGCGTGTAGGCAACGCCTTGTTCGCGTAGATATTCGGTTCTCACGGTTATATTCCTGACCGTTTCGATGTAAGCCCTGGGTGCAACCTTCCCTGGCCCCATTGAACCCACCACATCGTATTGAGGGATGATTAGCTCGTCGTCTTTAGGCTTACGCGTAAAGTCGCCGGTGAGCACGTTATTCGTGGCATGTCTTTTTGGTGGATCGCCGGTACCGACAAGCAGCCAATCGACAGTCGTGTCGAACCCTTCCGCAATCGCCAGAAGGTTTTCGTTTTTGATGTTGCCGGTATCGCCAGCAAACCATTGGCGGACAGCTTCGTAACTGATTCCGCAGGTATTGGATATTTGGCGTTTTACGCCTCGCACGCCCGTATCCGGCTTTCGAGCCAACACAAGCTGCGTGATTCGATCTGTGATGTTCATAGCGCCAATCTACAAGTTAGCTTGCCCAGCATGCTTGCTTATTGATTACAAGCATGCTTGTATATGAGCCACAAGCATTGGAGGTGCCTATGAATCGTCAGACAGCTATCGATTATTTTGGCTCCATTCCCAAGCTGGCGAGCGCTCTCAAAATCACCTATGAGGCCGTTCGACAGTGGGGGAATGAAGTCCCTAAGTTGCGTCAGTACCAGTTGGAAAAAATCACCAATGGTGAGCTCAAGGCAGACGACGAAACGTCTGAGTCGGCGGCTTGAGCATGTCGACGAACTCATTAGGCCAAGAAGGCGATGAAACCGCACGAGAGACAGAAACCCTGATCTTGCAGCGGGTTTTGTCTGTGGGTCAGAAAGAGATAGCGCGTGAAACCGGGTTGAGTGAGTCGACCGTTTCACGCTGGAACGATGGCGAGTATGCAAGATGGGCCCAGGTGCTTTCGTTCCTAGGCCTGCGTGTCGTTCCACAATCAGCAATCGTCGTGACGCCTGCATATCTGCACTCACTTGAAACCCTGGCTGAGATTGGGTTGAAGGCAGAGAAGAAGCGTCCCGGCCCGCTGGGGTGGGATTGATAATGGCCGCGCTCCCATACATTCAGCTATACGTTGCCGATTACCTGGCCGACACCATGCACCTCACCACTGAGGAGCACGGTGCGTACTTGTTGCTTATTTTTAACTATTGGCAGACAGGCAAGCCAATCCCGAAGGCCCGACTGGCCCGTATTGCGCGGCTTCCGAACGACCGTTGGATTTCCGTTGAAGCTTCGTTGAACGAGTTTTTCAACGACAACGGTAACGAGTGGGAGCACAAGCGCATTGAGGCAGACCTTGATGCTGTTCACTCGGCACAGAGTCAGCGCTCGGCAGCCGGAAAGGCCTCAGCGGAGGCAAGAAAGAACAAAAAGCCAACGGAAAAGCAACGGAAAAGCAACGCCCGTTCAACGCCCGATGAAATTCCGTTGAACGAGAACCCAACGAATATAGATACAGATACAGATACAGATATACACACACATACCGCGCAGACGAAATTTTCGCTTCACGACGCTTGGGAGCCAGACGCCAAGACGTTCACCGCTGTCCTGCACCGCAACGGTATGGCCAACCAAACCTTCCACGCTGATCAACTTCTTGAATTCCGCTCGTACTGGATCAGTCGCCCCGACGACTTGAAAACCCAGGCGCAGTGGGAGCACGCGCTCGCCCAGCAACTGAAACGCCAATACCGAACCCAGCAAGCCAACGAGGGACACACCCATGAAACCGGTGGACGAACTGCTCAACGCCGCACGCGTAACGCTCACGACATCCTCACCGACGAAACCTGGTGAGCTGGCAGCCGAAAACGTCACACCGCTTGAGCAGCAAGCCCGCCGGGCCGTGCGCCGTGTATTCGCAACCCTGAAAACTGCTTTCCCGGCTTGGTACGAAAAACACTACGGGGACGCAAAGGCTGAGCAACTGGCTCGCCGCGTGTGGATGACTGTGGTCAAGGATTTGGATGACGAAACCGTAAACGCTGGGCTGCAACGCATGGTGCTGGAGTGCAAATTCCCGCCATCGCCAAGCGATTTCATGGATCTGTGCAGGTCGGCTAGCGATCTGCCAAGCGAGGCTCAAGCATGGGACGAAGCGCTGCGTGGCAGTTACACCCACAAGGCCGTCAAGGTCGCAGCCGAAGCCACCAGCACGTTTGACCTCAAATCAGCGACGCACAACGACAAGGCTCTCAAGCAACGCTTTGAGCGCAACTACGCCATCGTCATGCGCCGTGCTCAGACCGGCCAGCCGCTGGAAGGGCGCATTGCCCACGGGATTGGCCACGACAGCACAAGGCCGCGTGAGCAGGTGCAGTTGGAGTACTCCATGAGAACTGCTGACGAGTTGGTCGCGATTCTCGAAATACCCAAAGACCCCAAGTCATGCCGCGAATTGCTGCTGGCCAAGCTAAAAATTCGGAGAGATGCGCATGTTTGATCTCAAGTCTGTTTCGTTCGTGGTACCGGGCGAGCCACAAGGCAAGGGCAGGGCGCGCATTGGCAAGGTGGGCAACTTCGCCCGCATGTACACGCCAGCCAAGACCGTAGCCTACGAAGGGCTTGTTGCTCTCGCTGCACAGGACGTGATGCAAGGCCGTGACCTGATTGAAGGTCCGGTGATGATCGAGCTGCGCATTGTTCACGGTGTGCCTCAATCCAAGTCGAAAAAATGGAAGGCCGAAGCTTTGGCCGGATTGCAGCCATGCACGAAAAAGCCGGACGCAGACAACGTGCTTAAAGCTGTCTGTGACGCTCTCAACGGCGTTGTGTACAAGGATGACGTGCAGGTCACAGACGGATCGTTTAAACGGCGCTGGGGCGATACGCCGGGCGTTCACGTCCGCATTGTGCCGCTGTGCCAGTGATTGAATTGAACTACGCAGAACTACGCAGCATGGGGGAAGTATGAAGTTGAACAGCGCTCGTAGGGCTTGGCATGACTGCGCTTACATCCAGTCTCGGGGCGGCCTGTCTTCGCTTGAGCAGCGCTGCCTCCTGGGTACCGCTGTGCAGACCACTGAACGTGGCGTAACCGCAGATCACTCGGTTCATTCAACGCTGGCGGGGTGGATTCAATCGGCAATCGCAAAGCTTCATCCGCAGGTTCGTGTGTTTGGTGAGTTTATGTATTCGCCGCACATCACCCGTGAGCTGACCGAGGACATACGCGAGGCTGCCGAGGAAGTGGTTTTCGGTATGGCTCTGTCAAAGTCGGCACGCATGACCAAAGCCAAGCGGGAGAAGGCGGTGTATGTCGTTGCTGGCGTGCTGTATCGGTACCAGTACATGCACCAGGGCGGACAGTCCGCGAATCCTGACCCGCTGGCGAAGCCGGAGACGTTCCGGGCTTGGCTGTTTGACCGGCATCGAGTGCGCATTGAGTCGTGCGCCTGGGCGCGAGATTGGGAACCTTTCATACGCGCCGCGTTTGACTGCTGTGAAGATCTGGATAGGATGGCGCTCAGCCCAATTGCGGCCATTATTTATCAGATGAAAGAGGCGGCTTGACGGTCTATGGAAGGATTGAGTTGGCTTGATCTTACAAAAGTAGCCATAACAAGTAGTGTATTTGCTGCGTTTATAACTGCCGGTCTAGGGTGGTTGAAAGATGGGCGCCAAAGGAAGCAGCAACGCGCCTTCAATGCAAAATTCGATGCTATTGATCTGGTGTCAAAACTTGATGCACTGGCCGCGAAGTGTTTTTTCAATTACAAGAATTTCCATGCGAACTGGGAAAAAAATGGATTCAGTGGGGAAACAGACTCTTGCGAGATGCCGCCTTCCCTGATCGAGCACAGTAACCTGGGTAACATTGATAGTGTCATCGCGTGTCGTATTGCATGGCTTGGTAATGAAATCTATCTAAGCTTTGACGAGATACATGCAAGGTGGAACGAATATCTAGATTCCAGAGATGCCTATGAGCAGTCGGCCAATCTGGTTGGTTATTTTGGTTATGAGGCAATGCAGATCTCTCAAGAACTGAGGAGAAAATATCAGCTCACTTATCAGTCTCCTAAGTGGGGAATGGATGGCTGGGTTGCGACACTGAAGCAATGCTCTGAGGAGTCTAAGAGGTTCTTCAAAGAGGGTTCTTGACTTCCCGCACGGCTGGCGGCAACATTTCTCCACTTTCCGTACTTCGCCCAGAGCGAATACAGACCAAAAACCCGTCCATTGAGTCGGGTTTTTTTTGTTCAAAATTCATCTTATAGCCCTGCCATCGCGCAGGGCTTTTTCGTTTCTGGAGGCCACCATGAAAGCCCCAGCCAGGAGTTCAAGCATGTCGCAACCTTCGCCAGAGGGGATCGTTGAGGTGGTCGGAGCGTCCATTGCCAATAAGGGCATGGCGGTTGGCGCAGCTACCGGCATGGTTGGTTGGCTGTCCCAAGTCAATTGGCTGGGTGTGTCAGGTCTGGTTGTGGCCGTAATTGGTTTGCTGGTCAGCACGTACTTCCAGATTCGCCGCGACCGCCGCGAACACGCCGAGAGCATTGCCCGTATCGAGGCCCTACGCGACCAGTGCCAGCGATGAGCGCTCAACAGCGCCAGCGTATTGCCGTGGGCCTACTCAGCATTAGCGCCGCAGGATTCGCCACTTGGCAGGCCAGCGAGGGTTTTACTGATACTGCTGTCATCCCTACGAAGGGCGATGTTCCCACTATCGGGCATGGTTCTACACGTTACGAGGATGGCCGCCCCGTGAAGATGGGCGACAGCATCACCCCGGCCCGCGCTGAGCTGCTCGCTCGCAATCTGAATACCCAGGCCGAGAAGCAGTTTGCAGCGTCGTTGCCGGGTGTGAAGCTGCACCAGGTGGAGTTTAATTTGTACATGGACTTCACCGGCCAATACGGAATTGGCAACTGGCGTTTGTCATCGATGCGCCGCAACCTGCTCGCCGGTAACTACGGCCAAGCTTGCACGGACTTGCTCAAGTATCGCTATGCCGCTGGTTTCGACTGCTCTACGCCGGGCAACAAGCGGTGCTGGGGCGTCTGGACTCGTCAACTTGAACGCAACGCCAAGTGCAGGGCCGCCCAATGAAATATCGCAAGCAACCCGAGTTCGTAGATGCCATCCGCTGGATTGGCTCCAATCTGGACGAGGTCAGTGCCTTCTGTAGTGAGTTAGTGCTTTCTGGAGGCTTTGGCTTCACCGACCGCCAGAACGGCCAAGTGGTGATGAATACCGCAGCCGGCACTCAGCGCGCAGATCCGGGCGACTGGATCGTCAAGGGCGTGGATGGATCGTTCAAGGCAGTCAAGCCCGAGGCGTTCGCCGTTACTTACGAGATTGCAGAATGAATTTCCCCACCAGTGAGGCAAGCCCCATGGATAACCAGCACAAGAAAATCACCGGCTACCGCGACCTGAGCCAGTCTGAAATCGATGGCATGAACTCGATCAAGGCTCTTGAAGCTGATGCAGGTGAGCTATTCAAGCAGATCGGCCAGATTGAGGGTGCTGATCCACGCCTTCTGGCATTGGCCAAAACCAACTTGCAGCAGGGTTTTATGTGGTTTGTGCGCTCGATAGCCAAGCCTGCCGACCCATTTGCCTGATTGGTGACTGCCATGAATCGCTACCTGCTCTATGCGCTGGCCGCTTGTGCGGTGGCGATTGCGTACGGCTGGAGCCACATCAATGAACAGGCCAAGGATCTGGCCGCTGCGAAGGATCGCATCACCACGCTGGAGAGCGAGGCCGCAGCCCTCAACCAGGCGCTGACGGTGCGTGACTCTATCGACAGGCAGTATCAGGAGGTACTCCGTAATGCCGAAGATTCGAAGACTCAGCTTGTTGCTGGCCTCAGCACTGGCTCTCAGCGCGTGTACGTCCGTGCCGCCTGTATGCCCACCAATCCCGGCCCCACCGGCAGCACTCATGCAGCCACCCCCGAACTTGCAGCAGATGCTCGACAGGATTATGCCGACCTCGTTGCCGCCAACAAGATAGTGACAGGGCAAGTGATCGAGCTTCAACGCTATGTAACTGAGATCTGTCGTAAGGGGCAGTGATATGGCCCTCACCGCAAAGCAACAACGATTCATCGTGGAGTACTTGATTGATCTGAACGCCACGCAAGCGGCGATCCGGGCCGGGTACGCAGTGAAGGGTGCAAAGGATCAGGCATACCAGCTCATGCAACGGCCTGAAGTTGTCGCCGCGATCAAAGAGGCTATGGAAGCCCGTAACCAGCGCACAAAGGTGGATGCGGACTACGTGCTCAACCGCCTGACTGAGATTGATCAGATGGATCTGCTCGACATTCTGGACGACGACATGTCGATCAAGCCTCTTTCAAAGTGGCCCAAAGTCTGGCGCCAATCGTTGTCTGGGTTCGATATCGCCGAGATGTTCGAAGGAGTCGGCAAGGAGCGAGACCTGGTCGGCCTGATGAAAAAAATCAAATGGCCGGACAAGGTCAAGAACCTTGAGCTGCTCGGCAAGCACGTAAATGTGAACGCCTTCCGCGAGCAGGTGGCTGTTGACGTCACCCTCTCTCTTTCCCAGCGGATGGCCAAAGCACGTGAACGCACACGCTCAGATTGATCTTGAACAGCAACTGGTCGAGGACATTCTTTCGTTTGCGCATGACCCGCTGGGTTATGTCTGGTACGCCTTCCCATGGGGCGAACCCGGCACCGAGCTGGCAAACAAATCAGGCCCTCGACCTTGGCAGGTGGAGGTTCTCGACTCGATAGGTAAGAAACTCAGGGCTGGCGCCAAGGACCTGGGCGAAGTCATTCACGAGGCTGTGGCCAGTGGTCACGGTATCGGCAAATCGGCACTGGTGTCTTGGATCATCAAGTGGGCGGTTGATACTGGTGTCGATACGCGTGGCGTGGTTACGGCTAACACGGAAACGCAATTGCGTACCAAGACGTGGCCAGAGGTCGCGAAGTGGAACCGACTTTCCATCACGTCCCATTGGTTTCGACTGACGGCTACTGCCCTGATCAGTACCGATCTAGAGCACGAAAAGAACTGGCGAATCGACGCCGTGCCCTGGTCTGAGAGCAATACCGAGGCGTTCGCTGGTCTGCACAACGAAGGCAAACGCCTTCTTCTGATCTTTGATGAAGCCTCAGCTATTGCCGATCTGGTGTGGGAGGTGGCAGAAGGTGCTCTCACTGATGAAAACACCGAAATCATTTGGGCAGCTTTCGGCAACCCGACCAAAACAACGGGGCGTTTCCGCGAGTGTTTCACCCGATATAAGCACCGCTGGAGCCACCGGCAGGTTGACAGCCGAACAGTTGAAGGCACCAACAAAACTCAAATCGCCAAGTGGGAAGCGGACTACGGGGAAGACAGTGACTTCTTTCGAATTCGTGTTCGCGGCATGTTCCCGAGGGCTTCTGAATTGCAACTGATCCCAACTGACTGGGTTGCCGAAGCAATGCGGCGTGACCCTGTGTACGGCATGGATGACGCGTTGATATGCGGAATCGACATTGCGCGAGGCGGAGCGGACAACAACGTGATTCGCTTTCGCCGCGGGCTCGACTCTCGGTCAATACCTGCAATCAAAATTCCGGGCAGTGAAACCCGCGACACCACGCTGTTTATCGCCAAGGTCTGCACCGTTGTGCAGGAACAGCGCCCGGATGCTGTGTTTGTGGATTCGACAGGCGTAGGTGGGCCGGTGGCCGACCAGCTGCGCCGGTTGATGCCGGGCGTGGTGATCATCGACGTTAACTTCGCCAGTGCGGCGCCTGATCGGCATTACGCCAACATGCGCACCTATATGTGGTGGTTGATGCGTGAAGGATTGCGAGCTGGCCTGGCTATTGATCTGTCAACGGAGCTTGAGGCCGAGCTTACTTCGCCGCAGTACACGCATAACGGTAGCGACCAGATCGCACTGGAAAAGAAAGACGCTATCAAGAAACGTTTGGGCATCTCTCCCGACGACGGTGACGCCCTTGCGCTGACCTACGCCATGCCGGTGATGAAAAGCCAATATCGCAATTACGGCGGTGGCGGAGCCCACAACGGTCTCGAATCTGACTACGACCCCTATGCGGAGTAATGAACATGTGTGGCAGCGCACTTGGAAAAATCATCAAACCCCTGCACAAGATCAGTGACCCGCTGGACCTGTTTAAAAAGGCAGGTTTGCCCACGTCGCTGGACTTGATTGCAGATGACAAGCCCGCTCCGGCGGCTGCTGCAACGGGCAGTGCCGAAGCCGCACCTACAACCGCAAGCGATTCGGTTCAGGCGGCAGTGGAGGCTGAGCGCAAGCGCCGTCTCGCTCAGTCCGGTCAGGGCAGCACCATCTTGACGGGTGCGTCTGGCGTGCTTGGCTCAGCCAACACCAGCCAGAAAACTCTGTTGGGGGTGTAAGTTGGCCGACTCCCTGCGTTCTCAGCTCGATAAGCGGCTGACGCGGCTCAAAAGTGAACGCGACAGTAACTGGCTGCCTGAATGGCGCGAACTCAGTGACTTCATCATGCCTCGGGCTGGTCGCTTCAATACCTCGGACGTGAACCAAGGCAAGCGCCGCGACAAGAAGATCATCAACCCACGTGCCTCGTTTGCGGCTCGCACCCTGGCTGCTGGTATGCACAGCGGCATGACCAGCCCGGCGTCACCGTGGTTCAAGCTTGGCACCCCTGACCCCGGCCTGATGCAGTTTGGCCCGGTCAAGGAATGGCTTTACGCGGTCGAGAAGGCCATGCGTGAGGTTATGGCCCGGTCAAACCTCTACAACGTCCTGCCCACCGTGTACGGCGAAGAAGGTGTTTTCGGTACCGCAGCTATGGCGGCGCTGCCGGATGAGCGCGATACGGTGCGTTTTTACCCGTTCACGGTTGGCAGCTACATGATCGCCAACAGCGACCGGGGGCAGGTCGACACGCTGTACCGTGAGTTCCGCATGACGGCTCGGCAGATGGAACAGCAGTTCGGCAAGGCGGCAATGAGCACCACCGCCCAAGGCTTGCTCAATTCCAACTCCGAAGCGTGGATTGATATCTGCCATGCGACCGAGCCGAACGACCAGCGTGAATCAGGCCGCAAAGACAACCAGAACATGAGCTATCGCTCTGTCTACTGGGAGAAGGGCGGCGACAGCGACAAGGTGCTGCGTCAGTCTGGCTTTCAGGAATTCCCGGTCATGGCGCCGCGCTGGGATGTTCTCGGCGAAGATGTTTACGGCACCGGGCCAGGCTCTATGTGCATTAGCTCTAGCAAGGCCTTGCAACTGATGGAGCGGCGCAAGGCTGAGATGATCGAGAAGGGTGTCCGTCCGCCAATGGGCGCACCCACCAGCCTCCAAAATCAGCGCGCGTCAATCTTGCCGGGCAGCATCACCTACCTCAATGACATGCAGGTAGGGGCCAAGTTTGCGCCTCTGTATGAGGTTAATCCGGGTTGGATCAGTCAGTTGCGTGGCGAGATTGCCGCAGAGGAACAGATTGCCGACAGCGCGTTCTTCGTCGATTTGTTCCTGATGATCAGCCAAATGGACAGCGTCCGGACGGCCTACGAAATCGCCACTCGCAAGGAAGAAAAGATGCTTATGCTCGGGCCTGTGCTTGAGCGCCAGAATGATGACCTGCTTGACCCGTGTGTTGACCAGGTGTTCCACCTGATGGTTGAGCAGTCGTTGCCGCGATGGATGGGGTTGTTGCCCGGTAACCCATTGCTGCCACCGCCGCCCAAAGAGCTGGGAGGGCTGGATCTGCGTATTGAATACACCAGCATTCTGGCGCAGGCCCAGCGGGCTATTGAAGGCTCCAGTATCGAACGTGCCATTGGCTTCGCGGGCACTGTGGCCAACATCAAGCAAGATCCCTCATCACTTGACCTGCTCGACACCGACAACGCCCTGCGCGAGTACTTCAAGGCCGTCAGTGTGCCACCCACCCTGGTGCGCTCCGATGATGCGGTTAATGCGATTCGCCAGCAACGCGAGCAAGCCAATCAGCAGGCGCAGATCGAACAACAGATGGGCACGGCCATTCAGGGCGCGCAACTGCTGAGCCAGACCGACACAGGCAGCAATAACGCGCTCACTCAGTTAGCAGGGGCGATGTGATGGACGACGAACAGGAAAAGCCCACAGAGCAGGAGCTACAGAACATAGCTGACTTCCGTTGGCTGATGAGTGATCACCGGGGGCGCCGCTTCATGTGGCGAACGATGGGGCGGCTCCGGCTGTTCCAGTCCTCAATTGGGCCCACGGATGCCGTGACCAATTACAACGAAGGCCAGCGCAATGCTGGCCTTTTTCTTTTGAGCCAGATCAATGAGCTGTGCCCAGCGATGTACGCCGTCATGGCGTCCGAGAACGCCCCGCAGCCGCTTGAAGATCAACCTTTGGAGACTGATGAATGAACCGTTTTATGAAGTTGATGGGCTTTGTGCTGATGAATGAGGCGGTCGGCGATGGCGCTGGTGGCCCTGCTGCTGCACCCGCTCCGGCAGCGCCTGCGGCGGGTACCACTGAAACTACCGTGCTGACCCCGACCGCTCCCGCAACTGCACCAGCGGCGGGCGCGACAGAAACCAAAACCCCCGAGCAGATTCAGCAAGAAGCTGATGCAGCGGCCGCAACCAAGAAAGAGGCTGATGCCGCCAAGCCCACAGGAGCGCCGGAGGCCTACACGGACTTCACCCTGCCCGAAGGCATCGACATGGACGTGGGCACTCTGGACGCCTTCAAGGGGCTGGCCAAGGAATTGAACATTCCGCAGGAAGCGGCGCAAAAGCTCATCGACCTGCAAACCACTCTGGTGGCCAAGCAGGCCGACGCATACCAGCAGGCCGTTGTGGCGCAAGGGCAGAAGTGGGCCGCCGAGGTCAAGAACGACCCTGAGTTAGGCGGAGAGAACTACGACAAGAGTGTGGCCAGCGCAATCAAGGTCATTCAGTCCTTTGGCGACCCAGCCCTCACCGAACTGCTCAACGACTCCGGGCTGGGCAATCACCCGGCGTTGTTCAAGTTTTGCCACCGCATCAGTGCGGCTATCTCGGAAGACAAGTTCGTCATGCCGGGCAGCCAAAGCAACGCCCCCAAAGAAATGAGCATTGTTGAAGCCTTCAGCTAAGGCATTCATAAACCGTAGGAGAGACACAGATGGGCATTTTGACTTCAACCATGCCAACGCTGATTGATAAATTCAGTCGCGAAGACAGCTCGAAAAAGGTCATGAAGATCGTTGAGCTGATGGCAAAGCGAAACGACATCCTCATGGATGCTGAGTATCAGGAGTGCAACGACGGCTCCAAGCATAAGACCACCATGCGTTCGGGCATTCCTGAGCCCACATGGAGGATGTTCAACCAAGGCATTCAGCCAAGCAAATCCCAAACCGTACCGGTGCTTGATACCACCGGCATGATGGAAGATTACGGTTTGGTCGATAAGGCGCTGGCGGACCTCAGCGGCAATGCCGATGCTTTCCGTACCTCTGAAAACATGGCCAAGCTGCAAGGTTTCAACAACAAAGCGGCTCGCTACATGATCTACGGCAACACCCAGTCAGAACCGCAGGCGTTCCTTGGTCTTGCGCCACGCTACAACGACAAGAGCGCCGAATCTGGCGCCAACATCGTTGATGCGGGCGGTACCGGATCGACCAACACCTCAATCTGGTTCGTTACCTGGGGCGAGATGACCACCCACCTGCTGTATCCGAAAGGCTCTGTTGCTGGTTTCCAGCATAAGTTCCTCGGCCAGCAAACTGCCCGCGCTGAAAACGGTGGCGACTTTGAGGCCTACCGCGACCACTTCAAGTGGGACATTGGCATGTCGGTACGTGACTGGCGTGCTAACGCCCGTATCGCGAACATCGACGTCACCGCGCTCACCCGTGACGGCGCTACCGGCGCGAACATTATCGACCTGATGATTGATGCAATGTACCGCATCGACAATCCGGAGCAGGGCGAGGGTCGCACGGTCATTTACGCCAACCGCACCATTCAGTCCTGGCTGCACAAACAGGCCATGAACTCTAAAAACGTGAACCTCACTATCAGTGAATACGCCGGTAAGAAGATTCCAGAGTTCTTGGGCATCCCGATCAAGCGCATTGACGCCATCCTTAACACCGAAGCCCGCGTAGTCTAACGACTGCGTGGTTTTCCCCATTCCGGAGAGACCACCATGCTTTTTGACGCAAAGCTGCTCATGTCGAACGCCCAGGCGATCACAGCCTCGGCGGCATCGACAGATATCATTGATCGCGGCGACAGCAAGGACGTGGGCCGCGCTGGTGATATCCCGCTGGTGATTCAGGTTGTTGAATCGTTCAACACCCTGACCAACCTCACCATCGATCTGCAAACCGATGACAGCTCAGGCTTCGGCACTGCTCGGTCGCTGTATCAGATCGTTGTGCCGTTGGCAGATCTAAAACTCGGTTATCAGACGCCTGTCATCACCTTGCCGCAGAAGACAAAACGCTATTTGCGCGTTAATTACACCGTGACCGGCACCGCCCCAACGGCGGGCAAGATCACTGCCGGCGTGGTTGCTGGAGTGCAGACCAATGTCTAAGCCTTATGAAGTACTGGAGCGATCATTTATCAATGGTCGCCTCTACGAGCCAGGCGAGCACGTCACCCTCGAAATTGATAGTCCGGGCGGCAACCTCAAGTTGGTGGGGGCTGCTCGCGCCGCCGCTCCGATCAACGCCCAGACCCTGGCGTCACCTCAAATTGGCTACGCCTCTGCTCGTACAGGTGGTGGCAAGTTCGTGGTCAAGGACGCCGCCGGTAACGTGGCTGGCAGTTTCATGGGTTCAAAGGCAGAGGCTGACACCGAAGCTGATCGCTTGAATGCAGGTGGCGAGCCGATCAACGCCCAGACCCCGGCGTCAGAAGGCCCAATTGTTCCGCCGAGCACTGAAAGCGGCGCGCCCGCAGACGGCAATAGCACTGGCAATCTGCCAGACGCTTAACCCCACAGTTACACCTCTAAGGCCCTTCGGGGCCTTTTCTCATTCTTGAGGTTCCCGAATGTCCAGCGACGTCGAGATATGCAACATCGCCTTGTCGCGCGTTGCTTACACCCAGCCGATTGTTTCATTCACCGAGCGAAGCAAAGCGGCCGAATTGTGCCGCGTCTTCTACTCGTCGCTGCGTGAGCAGGTGTTACAGGCGTTCCCTTGGCCCTTCGCGGAATCGATTGTTGCACTGGCTGACATTGGTAGCCAGGCGCCGGGGTGGGCGTTCCGCTACCGATACCCGGCCGACTGCTTGAAGGTGCGCAACATTGTGCAACCCGGGTGGCGCCGTGCATTACGCAGTGACCAGCAAATCCCGTTCCTGATTGGTTATGACCCCGGCGGCCGCGTGATTCACACCGACCAACCCGAAGCTGTATGCCGCTTCACATTTAAGGTCGAAGACTCCACGTTCTTTGATCCGCAGTTTGCTGACGCGCTGGCTTGGCGGCTGGCGATGGAGCTGGCGTTGCCGCTCAGCTCCAAGCCGGACTTGCAGCAGTTTGCAGCCCAGCAGTACAGACAGGCTCTCACCATCGCTGAGGGTTCCGCTTTCCAAGAGTCTCAGGACGATCCAGAGCCTGAATCTGAATTCATTATGGTGCGCTCATGAGCAGTGTCCTCCAGCCTACGTTTGCGGCGGGTGAGCTGTCGCCATCCGCCAGTGCACGTACCGATATCGCCCGTTACTACACCGGCCTCAAGCTCTGCCGTAACTTTATGGTCATGCCTTACGGCGGTGTGCGTAACCGCCCAGGCACTGAGTTTGTGTGCGAGGTCAAGGATTCGACCAAGCGTTGCCGGCTGATCCCGTTTCAGTTCAACGATGTACAGACGTACGTGCTGGCATTTGGCGACCTGAACATGCGGGTGATCAAGGACGGCGGACAGGTGCTGGCCAGCGCAGGGCCAAAGATGGGGCAGCCCTTTGAACTGGCATTGCCCTACACACAGGCCGATCTGGATCAACTGAACTACACGCAGTCGGCGGACGTGATGACGTTCGCCCATCCAGGCTACAAGCCTCGTGAGTTAAGTCGGTTGGCCCACGACAACTGGACAACCGCCGAAATAAGCTTGGCGCCACGCATTGTGGCGCCAGCAACCGCAACGGCGGTTAGTGCTGGTGGTGCTGGGGTTAAGCAAACATGGCGCTATCAGGTGACGGCCGTGCTGGATGACGGAAACACCATGGATGAATCGTTGCCTGTCACCTCGAACAGCATCGAGAGCTTTGCGGACACAGCCGCGGGCACGATCACCTGGGCGGCTGTTGCAGGGGCCACCTACTACATCATTTACAAAGACAGTGCTGGCGCAGGCATCTACGGCTTTATCGGCCGGGCGGCGGGTACCACGTTTACCGACCAAAACATTACGGCGGTCAAGACCGATACCCCGCCCAATGGAAATGATCCGTTTGTGGGGGAGGGCAATTACCCTGGAGCCGTTGGCTATTACCAGCAGCGGCTTGTGTTTGCTGGGAGCAACTTGAACCCGCAAACAGTGTGGATGAGCAAAACCGGCCTGTTTAAAAACTTCGGTTTCTCGATCCCGAACAAGGATGACGACGCAATCACCTTTACCATCGCCAGTCGCGAAGTGAACCGTATGCGTCACCTGCTTGGCCTGCGCAAGTTGCTGGGCCTGACCTCGGGCGGGGAGTGGACCTTCTCCGGCGCCGACACCGGGCTTACGGCCAAAACCATTCAGGCCAGTCAGGAAGGTTATGACGGTTCCGCATTGGTGCCGCCCGTGGTGGTGGGCAACAGTGCGGTATATGTGCAGGCTCGCGGCAACCGCGTGTCGTCGTTTGGATACTCACTTGATGCGGACGGTTTCGCCGCTGACGACCTGACGATTTTCAGTGCACATCTGTTTCGCGGTCGCGAACTGACTAACGTCGCCTACCAGAAAATCCCCGACTCGATTGTCTGGTACGTGCGCGATGACGGCATTTTGCTGGGTTTGACCTACAGCCCTAAGCAACAACTGGTTGGCTGGCATTGGCATGACACAAACGGCTTTGTTGAATCCATTGCCTGCATCCCAGAGGGGCAGGAAGACGCGCTTTACATGGTGGTGCGGCGCACCATCAAAGGTGTTCAGAAACGCTACATCGAGCGCATGGCCAGCCGCCAAATCGAGTCGATTGAAGATGCGTTTTTTGTGGACTCAGGCTTGACCTATGACGGCCGCAACGCCGACAGCGCCAAAACCATGACGTTGACGGGCGGCACGGACTGGCAATACCCCGAGGTCGTGACGCTCAAGGCGGTAGGGCATGAGCCGTTTACGGCTGACAGCGTGGGCGTTGACTACTCGCTCACCAAAACAGGGGTGGATGTTAATGGGGATGCTGGTACCGACATTGTTCGCGTTGAGGTTGTCAGCTTCACCAATGCGACCACTGTCAGCGTCAAGTTGTTGATTGTCTGCCCTGAGCCGTTATGCAACACACCGATATCAACGTGGGCGCGACAAGTCAAAACCCTCAAAGGCTTGGGCCATCTGGAAGGCAAAACGGTTTCTATCTTGGCTGACGGCAGCGTTCACCCTCAACGCGAAGTCTTGAACGGGGAAATCACCCTGCAAGAGTCAGCCGGGATCGTTCACGCCGGACTGCAGTACTTCTCAGACATGGAAACCCTCGACCTTGAACTGCAAAACGCCAATGAAACCGTGCTCGACAAGAAGATTGCCGTCACCTCGCTGACTGTTTTGGTTGAGGAATCGCGGGGCATTCTTGCCGGTACTGACAAGGCTCATCTGTACGAAAACAAGTTTGAGCGTGACACCTACGAACAACCCATCGACCTGTTAACGGGGCGCGCTGAAATCCCTATCTCCAACAAGTGGGAGGGCAATGGCCGGATATTCATCCGTCAGGCTGACCCGCTACCGCTGTCTGTCTTGGCTGTAATCCCGGAGGTGACAATTGGCGGTCGCTAAGGTTTTACCCATATCCATCGACGAAGTGCCGGCCATTGCCAGCATCGTGCGCCAGGCAGACATAGACGAAATCACCGAAGCGCTGGGCATCCCTATGGAGCAGGCGCTTTACGACGCAGTGCTAGGCAGCCTCAACGCCAAGAAAATCGTGGTTGAAGGCGAGGTGGTCGCAGTCTTTGGTGATGCGGTTTATAGCCTGCTGGGCTCGGTTGGCGTGCCCTGGCTCATCAGTACCGTGCATGTTGAGCGTCATGCTCGCGCATTTCTTAAGATCTGCAAGCCAGAGGTACAGGCCATGCTGACCCGCCATAAGCACCTGCTCAACTACGTCGATGTGCGCAACACCGTGGCCATTCGCTGGCTTAAGTGGCTCGGTTTCGAGTTTGGCCCAGCAGTTCCATACGGTCCCCGACGCTTCCTGTTTCACCCCTTTACCCTGAATCGAGAGAGCTGATTATGTGCTGGATGGCATTAATTCCGGCTGCGATCGCCATTGGCGGCAGCCTGCTGCAAGCGAAGGGCCAGACTGAGGATGCTTCGTATCAGGCCGGTCTTATGAAACAAAACGCCGACTTCAAAAACCGAACCGCCGACGAGACCATCAATGCCGGGGATACCGCTGCGGACTGGCAGCGTGTGAAGGCGGGCCAAGCCATCGGCACCCAGCGCAGTGTGCAGGCCGCCAATGGAATCGATGTGAACAGCGGCAGTTCGGCACAGCTCCAGGACGACACCGCCATGCTCGGCGAGCTGGACGCCCTGACCATCCAGAACAACGCCGCGCGTGAGGCCTACGGTTACCGCGTTCAGGCGCAGCAGGACATTAGCAACGCTGGCCAGACTGTCCGCAACGGCAAGACAGCGGCTACGGGGTCCATACTTGGCGGTCTGGGCAAGGCCTTTGGCTCATACGCAGGAGGCAAGTAATGGCGCGCGTCCCGACGTACGACAGCCCGCAGGTGCAGCAACAGGTCACCCGCCCGGTTCAGTTGCAGGGCGTTGCACCTGATACCACCTCGATTGTTCGCGGCCTTGAGAGCTTTGAGCGCGGTGCTCAGATTCTGGCGGATAAGCAGCGGGCTGAAACCAACGCCGCCGTGCTTCAGGGGGCGGCAACCAAGCTGGGCGATTACCAGAACAATGATCTGTTTAACCCTGAATCCGGGGTGTATGCCACCAAGGGCGGCGCAGCCATTGGCATTGCCCAGACTCGGCTTGAGGCGTTCGACAAGCAGGCTGTTGAGATCCGAAACAGCTTGAGTACTGACGAGCAGCGCATTAAGTGGGACGCGTACTCAGCAGGCCAGCGCCAGAGCTATTCCGGCAACCTGCAAAAGTACGAATTTAAGGAAATAGATCAGTACAAGTCGGATCAGGCAAAGGGCTTTCTTTCGACGGCAAGTCAGTCGGCGGTGCTCAATTACCAGAATCCGGAGCAAATTAACCGTTCGCTGACCCAAATAGATGCTGTGTTGTCGTCGGAAGGCCAGCGCAACGGTGTGGCGCCTGAGCTACTGGAGGCGCAGAAGCTTAAGGTCAAAAGCTCGATCTATGCCGACGTGCTCCAGCGTCAGGCAACGGACGATCCCTTTGTCGCTCAAAAACGCCTCAAGGAATATCAGGGCTCAATGAGTGCTGATGACCTGGTGCGTGTGGGCGGGATGATCGAAAACAAGGTTGATCGCCTGCAACAGAAAGCTGAAATGGCGCAGATGCGGGCCGAGGCCAAGGCTGAGCGCACGCTGGGCAAGATCGATGCCCAGATATCCAGTGGTGTTCCGGCCACTCCTGAAATGTGGGACGCCTGGGCAAGCAGCGTTCGCGGTACTCCGGCGCAGGCCGAGTTCAATCAGCGGGTCGGTCAGGAGGTGGAAACGCAAAAGGTCTTACGCCTGCCCATTGATCAGCAGGTTTCGTTTATCAATGAAAAAACGGCTGAGTTGCACCAGAAGGGCGGGACGGTCGCTGATGCTGCCAACCTCAACCGGCTGGCGCGAGCGGTGGACTCATCCGCCAAGATGATGAACAACGCACCGCTCGATTATTTCCAGCAGCGCTTGGGCGGTGATGTGCAGCCGCTTGATTTAGGCTCGGATGATGCCCCCGCCATTCTCGGCGACCGTTTGGCTGCCATTCAGGGGATGCAGCAAAAATTCGGGCCAACCGTGGCCATGAAGCCGCTTCTGCCGCAGGAAGTTAAGCAAATCAGTGCCCAGCTTGAGGTCATGTCGCCGGACGATCAGAGCAGTCTGTTTGCCCGGTTGCACGCAGGACTGGGCGACGACAAGGCCTACGCGGGCGCCATGCAGCAGATAGCCCCTGATTCGCCGATACGCGCCCTGACCGGGCTGATTGCGGGCAAGCAACGCAGCATGACCTTGGAAAGAAATAGGTTTTCGGCGGATGTTGAGGCGACCTCTGGCGACGTGGCCAAGACCATGATGGTGGGCGAAAGCATCCTCAACCGGTCGAAAACGCAGAAAACTGAAGACGGATCGCCGAGAAGCTTCCCTCTACCCAAGCAAGCTGATTTTCAACTGGCATTCAGTAAAGCCATGGGTGATGTGTTTGCCGGGCAGCCGCAATCCTACGAGCTGGCCATGCAAGCCACCAAGGCCTACTACACCGGGGCAGCGGCGCAGCGCGGTGATATTTCCGGCGAGGTAAATAGCCGTCAGATGAAGAACGCTATCAAGGCCTCTGTGGGCGAGGTGGTCGACTTCAATGGCTCCAGCACCCTGGCGCCGTGGGGCATGGCAGTCGACAAGTTTGAGCAGGTCGCCCGCGATCAGTTGGTCAACACCATGAAAGCGCAAGGCATGTCTGACCAAGATCAGGCCTTGGCCAGTGCCTTCAGCCTTCGTCAGTACAAGGATGGCGTGTACTACGTCATGCAGGGCCAGCAATTCAAATACGGCGCCGACGGCAAACCCTTGATGATCAACGTGAGCGAGGCTAACGAATGAGCTTTGTAGGGGATTTGGCATTTAGTGATCAGCGGGCATTGGAGCAGGACGCTGCTGAGAACCCGGCTACTTCTGCGCCGGTGCCAAGGTTTTGGGATGGTGGTTTTGACGCGGTGGGCGGCGGCCTGGCACGCGGCTCATTTGAGGCGGCAACAGCGGTTCAGGCCGGATTCAACAATCTATGGATCTCAGGCCTTGATACTGCTGCCGGTATTCTGTTGCCGGAACCCCGCGGCGGTGGGACGCCAAACGTCACTGGTGCGGAGCGCACTTTTCGTGAAGACCAGTCAGCCGCTAACGCCGAGATGATCACCAGCCTGCGCCCATCAGCCGAAACATCGGGCTTGGCGGCGCAGATTATCAGCGAAGTATCAGCTGTTATCCCTCGCACGGTAGGTGGTTTTGTTGCAGCTGGCCCAGTAGGTGGCGCTATTGCAGCAGGTGGGCCAGCCGGGTATAGCGGCGAAATCGTTGCTGAATCAGAAGGTATTGATCCAGGCACCGCAAGGGTGAAGGGTTTAATTGATGCGGCAACCTACGGGGTTGGCGCTGTACTACCTGCTGCGCGAATCATAAAGTCGGTGCTTCCTGACCTCGCTGTTACCACTGCTGCCAACGTTGGGCTGGGGGTTGCCTCTCGCGGCGGAACTGCGGCGCTGCTTGAGGCTAACGGGTATTCCCAGCAGGCCCAGCAATACAAGGCATTGGATAGTACGGGCCTTATGGTTGATGCCGTATTGGGCGCTGCGTTTTGGGGTGTGGGTCGCGGGTTTCGGCCCGCCGCTGCTGATGTTGACGCCAGCCTGGCCGCGAACAATGGCTTGCATCATCAAAACGGTACGGCACCTGGAACCCCCACTGATCCCCGGTCGAGCGTTTCCCACCAGAATGCTCTGGATCAGGCCATCGCCCAGCTTAGTCGTGGCGAACCGGTTAATGTCGGAGCGCTGATGGATGGCGCCACTTTTATACGCAGTGACCGGATAGGGCCTGAAAAGCAGTTCTTGCGAAAGCAGGCCGAACAAGAAGTGTTCTCCACTGCACGGGCTGAGCTTGAGCCTATTGCGGCAGCGGGTCTCCCCAACGTCAAAGATCTGCGCACTGAGCTGGATAGCTTGAAGCGCAGTCTTGACGGGCTCGACGCGACGTATCGGGATACTGCAAAGAGCTTTCAACGCCAAGGCATGACACGAAAGCAAGCGGAACGGGCGACACGCGACAGCGTCGCCGAACAGCGCCAAGCGGCCCAATCCCGATCGGATGAAATTGAGCTGTCTCTGGCTGGCAACCGTGCCGCTGAACGTGCTGGTGCTGAACTTGCCCAGATCAGCCGCGGCGAAATCCCAGCTCGCCTTGAACCGCACGTGCAGCAGCGCGCCAAAGAAATGGAAAGTGGTTTCCAGCAAAGTGCGCTTGCCCGTGGTGTCTCACCCGATCACGGCGCGGCGCTGATGAGGCTGGCGGGCAAAGAACTTGAAACCCTTCTTCGTCAGGCCGGGCATACGGTCGAAGAACCAACGGTACGGGTTAGCGATGAAGAGGTGACCGCTCCTGCTCCAGCCCGAAGTACAAGCTCGGAGCCACTTGTCGATGGTGCCGCATTGGCGCGACCTGATGCTTCACCTCAACTTGAGCAGGTCCCAGCCGCGCCAGGTGAGCATGCGCCGGTACCGGAATCCATCGCCGACCCGTTGGCAAACATAGATCAGGCGTTACCCGACCTGATGAATTCAATATTGTCAGGTGAACGCGACGTGCAAATCCCCACAGGCCTGATGAATGAAGACGGTTCCGTTGCGACCGCATCTGCGCGCGACCTGTTGAATCAGGCAGATGCTGATATCGCGCGGGCCAAAAATGACTCCAAAGGCTTTCTTGCTGCCGCCGTGTGCGCGCTGAGGTTCGGGAACTGATGAAAAAGGAATGCATAAAGGCCGTCCAGGCAGCCATTGGCCGCAGCCTGACGCAGCCCGAAATAAAAGATATTGAAGCGCGCATCGCTCGCAATATGCGTCAAAGCGCTCAGGCTAATCCTGCTGCATGGCAATCGCTCACAGCAGCGGATCGGTTGACGCAAGCCGCGCAAAACGCAGCGCGCGAGTTGCAAGCCGAGGCAGCAAAGAACAAGCAACGCACGGCTCTGACCATTCTGGCCCATGACCGCGTGTCCAATCTGATGAAGCAGTTTCCGGACGATCCGTTGAAGGCCTTGGATCGCATGCTGGCGTTTGCGTCTGACGGTTCGGGAGTTTTCTCAATTGAGTCCGCCGCCAACGGTATCCGCTCTGAGGCTATGTCCAGCATGCTGGACGCCATCGACCTGACACGCGGCCGAATGCTGGGTCTGTTTGCCAATCGTGAGGGCACCACCGCAATGGTGCGCGAACTGCACGGGCAAGACAGTGGCGTGCCAGAAGCAAAGGTTGCAGCCAAACAATTCCATGATGTGTCCGAACGCCTGCGTGATCGCTTCAACCGTGCCGGTGGGGATGTTGGGCGCCTTGACGACTGGTCGATACCGCGTAGCCATTCACAGGTGAAGGTGGCCAGAAACAAGGACGGTTGGGTTGCGGACCATGTGCAGTGGGCCAACCGGTCAAAGTATTTCAAAGAAGACGGTTCGCGCATGTCCGATGCCGAGCTTCATGACTTCTTTGAGCATGCATGGCAGACCGTGGCGACGGGCGGCGTAAACAAGATCGAACCGGGCCGGGTGACAGGCGGGGGGATGCGTGCAAACCGTGGCAGTGAGTCCCGCCAGATCCACTATAAGGATGCAGATGCTTATCTGGCGGCTCAGGACAAGTACGGTGATCGCAACCTAATGGATCTGATGTTTGGCCACATTGACCGTGCTGCGCGGGACATTGCGCTGGTCGAGACCCTGGGTCCTAATCCGAACAACGCCATGAAGTATTTCGCTGAAACCGGACTTAAGGACGCACTGACCGCGAACCCGGGGCGTAAAAGCAAGTTGGATCGGCAAGCAAGGCGACTGCAAAACCTCTACACCGAAGTGGCCGGCACGCGCGAACCTCCCGCCTCGGCAGCGATTGCAAACGCATTTGACACCTACAGGGCCACCAACGTGGCGGGCAAGCTGGGCTCGGCTGTTATCACAGGCCTTAGCGATCAGGGCACCATGGCTTTGACTGCCAAGATAAATGGCATGCCTGTGATGCAAATGTTCGCCAACGAGGCGCGCATGCTCAATCCGGCCGACCCAACTCATCGGCGCATTGCCATGCGGGCCGGGCTTGGTATCGATCAGTTGATTGGGAGCCTGGGTCGCTGGGGAACAGATGGGCTTGGGGTCGATGCAGAGGTGGCGGGGCGCGCGTCTAAATGGTCGCAGACCGCAGCCACCAAAGTGTTACAGGCGTCGGGGATGAACGCTTTAGACGGCGGCAACCGGCGCGCCTTCGGTGCGGTGATGATGGACACCCTCGGCCACCTGACCCGCAATGCTGACTCTCTGGCCAAGCTTGAAGCGGGTGACCGTAGCCGCATGGAGCGGGCCGGGATCAGCGAACAGGATTGGGCGGTTTGGCGTGCTGCTCAGCCGGAAGATTGGCGCGGCGCCGGGGATACGGTGCTGACGGCAGGCAGTGTTTACCGCCTGACAGATGCAGACCTTGCGGCGGTGACGGCCAAGTTCGGTGTTTCCGGTGATCGTCTGCGCGATCAGGCGGCCACCCGTTTGCTTGGCACCGTGCTGGACGAAACGGCCATGGCCATTCCTGCACCAGGTGCGCGGGAACGCGCCTTCATGCATGGCAACAACAAGCGGGGGGAGTGGGGCGGCGAGATCATGCGCAGTTTCTGGCAGTTCAAATCCTTCTCGGTTTCCATGATCTCCAAGCACTTTCGACGCGCCCTGGCACAGCAAACAGGGTGGGGCAAAGCCGGATACATGGCCTCGTTATTCGCCAGCACTACGGTGTTGGGTGCCGTTGCACTCCAGCTCAACGAGATAGCCAGCGGTCGAGACCCTAAAAACATGCTGGACGACGGGCTGGGCGGCGTGCCCGGTTTGCGCTTCGGCGTGGCTGCAATGCTCAAAGGCGGCGCGCTATCACTGTACGGCGACTTCCTGTTCTCCAATACCACCCAAGGCGGCACGTCTGCCTTGGCTGCATTCGGCGGGCCGCTGGCGAGTGATGTAGAGGCGCTGTTCAACCTGCGGGGGCAGACAGCGAGCGCAGTTGAGAAGGAAGACGCTTCGACGGTAGGGGCAAGCCTGATTCGTCTGACCAAAGGTCACATCCCGGGCGCCAACCTTTGGTACACCAAAGCAGCCACTGACCACCTAATCTTTCACCAGATGCAGGAGTACTTCTCGCCCGGCTATCTCAGTCGGATGCAGCGCCGCGCCCAACACGAGTTCGGACAAAGCTACTGGTGGGAGCCTGGAGAGTTCACACCAGACCGCGCGCCAGACCTTGGCGCCGCCCTCGATAACTGAATAGCCCCCCAATGACCGGAGCCCGCCATGTGCGGGTTTTTTTTCGTCCACAGAAAAGGAATATCCACCGTGACTGTCAGCACGATTAACAGCGTTGCCGAGTTCGTAACCAACGGGGTGACAAAGAGCTTCCCGTTTTATTTCAAGTTTTTGGAAAGCAAGGATTTGGTGGTTACGTACATCAGTCCAGAAGGCACCAGTTCGGATTTGGTCATGGGGACCCATTACACGGTCGCGGGCGCTGGCAATGAAAATGGGGGGAGTGTACTCACCGTATCTGCCTTGGCAGGCCCAGGACAATTGATCGTCTCGCGAGACATGGAAGCCTATCAGCAGACATCATTGCGCAACCAAGGCAAGTTCTTGGCCGAGACGCATGAGGACGTATTTGACCGGCTGACAATGTTGATTCAGCAAGGGTTTGCGATATTCAAGCGGGCACTTACGAGGCCATTTGGGCGGGATTATTTTTATGCTGAGAACCGTCGAATAGCGTCGGTGAAAGATCCTGAGGCTTCGCAAGACGCGGCAACGCTTGGGTGGTCCAAGCGTTTTTTCTCTGAGCTCATCGAGAGCGTCAGTGGATTGGTTAATACAACCACCGGCATCTTTTATGATGCAGGTACGCTATTCGACTACCTGAAATTTGGCCTATCTCGCAGGGTTGATAACGTTGGTGCGCTGAGATTACTGTCTTCAAGTCGAAACCAGCGCGCAAGGACGCTCGGTTACTACAGCAAGGGCGATAAGGGGGGCGGGGACTTTTATGTAGATCCTGATGACAATACCACCCCGGACAACGGAGTCACAGTAATCGTGGGGGCGGATGGTGCGCGCTGGAAGCTGGTTTATCGGTCGCTCCACATCAAACAGGCTGGCGCCATCGAAGGTGCAGATATTGCGCCATTACTCAATGCGATAGGGTCGATTCTTTACACGGATGGAGGTGGTCAATGCCGGATCAACGGCACTTACAAACTTGGCCAAAAGGTTAATATGTACCCCAGTGTTGGATTGATAGGCGGCGGCTCTGGTCGTCGGAATAGGCTCGAGTTGACCCATGGAGGTATTGCTTTTGAAACATATCGTCCATCTGGCTATGCTCCGGGGCTTTGCATTGATAGTGATATAAGTAAATTGACTCTCGTGGGGATGGGCGTGGGGATAGGTACTTGTTTTTCAATTAGAAACGCAATGCAATGCACTATAAGCAAGAATGAAATTGCAAATTTTAATATAGCTTTTCATTGGAATAGTGGAAGCACTCCTACAAATGTTATTCAATCATTTTTTAATGTAATTAAACAAAACATTATCAAGCCTTGTGGCATAGCCCATTATTTTGGTGGCGCTGCTAACAGAAATACATTCGACACAAATAGCATTGCTGATAATCGGGTAGCCTATGATTTTTCCCAGCCGGATAACTGGTCGGAAACAAACTTGTTTCTGAATGAGAATGTCGAGGGTTGCCGAACATGGGCGGAATGGGGGGGTGCTGTGTACTCGCAAACTTGGGAGGGGCTAACCATTGAAAATCCTTCGTCAAATGGTTTTGTTTGCACTGTGAAAGACCCTGGGCGACAGGTTATAAAAAACTTGGCCTTGATTCCGCTAGGCAACAAAGCAGCAATAGATAAATACAATTTGAATGCTAAGCCTTCGCTAATCATAGGTTCTGCTGGAAGTAGTGGGGAAAACCGTCTTGGTGTCAGCATACCTGAGCCACTGGATATGTATGACATAATTCAACATCATACGCATCACGCGAGCGCTACTTATTCAGGCACGATCAATGCAGGAACATCTGCTTCTTTTGATATCGCTCTCGGTACAGCCAGGCTAAATGATCGCGTTGACGTGTATGCCTTACGTTCAATTTTTGGTTGCGTGCTGATGGCATGGGCTGGTAACGGGGTAGTGCATGTGGTTATTTCAAACCCGCTAACATCTAATATTACCATCCCTGACACGGAAATTTCTGTGATCCTTAAGCGGGCATTCTGA